TAGATCAGCCGGCCGCCGCCAATCAACGCGCCGCCGCGCCCGCCGTCGGGGACCCTGGCACCCCGCGCCGCCAAGGGTAATTCGCGAGCGCGGGTTCGCGCTAGGCGAAGCGGAAAAAAGGCATTTCGCTTCCGATGGTTAGCGATGCGCCGCGGGGCTCGGTGCCGGCGGCGGCGATGGCGAAACTGCTGGAGCTGACGCCGCGCCGGCTGCAACAACTGGTTGCGGAAGGCGTGATCCCGCGAGCCCAGCGCGGGCGCTACGAGCTGATCCCGGTGGTGCAGGGCTATGTCCGCTACCTGCGCAGCCGCGCGATCGCGGGCGATGGCCAGGGCGGCGACCCGGGCGACCGGGCGCGGCTGGTTCGGGCCAAGGCCGACATCGCCGAGATGGAGGCAGAGCGCATGCGCGGCAACCTGGTCCCGGCCGACGAAGCGGACGAGGCTTGGCAGCCGATCGCGACAACGATCCGCCAGCGCTGCCTCGCCATCCCGACCCGGGCCGCGCCGCTGGTCGCGGTCGAGACCAACGTCAACATCTGCCACGAGATCATCGAGACCTTTGTCAAGGACGCGCTCGCCGACATCGCGAGCCTCAAGGTCGCGCCGCGCCTCGATAACGGTGCCGAACCGAACGGCGCTGATCGGGGTCGCGCAACGCTTCCTCGATAGGCTCGCGCCGCCGCCGGACCTGACGGTCAGCCAGTGGGCTGACCGCTACCGGCGCTTGAGCCCCGAGGCGAGTGCCGAGCCGGGCAAGTGGAGCACGGCCCGCGCCGAGTATCAGCGCGGGATCATGGATGCGCTTAGCCAGCCAACCATTCACACGGTGGTGCTCAAGACATCGTCTCAGGTCGGCAAGACCGAGATTATCCTCAACACAGTCGGCTTTTATGTCGACCAGGACCCGGCACCGATCCTGACGATGCTGCCGACGCTTGAGCTCTCGGAGTCATTCTCCAAGGACCGGCTGGCGCCGATGCTGCGCGACACGCCGGCATTGCGCGACAAGGTGCGCGATCCGCGGAGCCGCGACAGCGGCAACACGCTGCGCGAGAAGACCTTTGCCGGCGGACACATCACGATGATCGGCGCAAACAGCCCTGCGGCGCTGTCGGCGCGGCCGATCCGGATACTGCTGGCCGATGAGATCGACCGCTACCCGCCCTCTGCCGGCACCGAGGGCGATCCGCTGGACCTGGCGCGCAAGCGCACCACGACGTTCTGGAACCGGAAGATCGTGGTGGCCGGCACGCCCACCGTCGACGGCTTGTCGCGCATCGACGCCGAATGGCAGGCTAGCGACCAGCGCTTGTGCCTGGTGCCGTGCGAGGCCTGCGGCCATGAGCAAGCGCTGCGGTGGCGCAGCGTGCGCTGGCCCGAGGGCCGGCCGGAAGCGGCCGCCTACGTCTGCGAGAGCTGCGGCAGCGCATGGGACGACGTGCAGCGCTGGCGCGCGATCCGACAGTGTCGGTGGGAGTCGACCCGGATCACTGATGGGGTCGCCGGGTTCCATCTCAACGAGATTTATTCGTCGTGGGTCGAGCTTGGCAAGATGGCCGCCGACTTCCTGGTGAAGAAGCGCCATCCCGAGACGCTCAAGGTGTTCATCAACACCTCGCTCGGCGAGACCTGGCGCGAGGATGCGGAGCGCATCGACCCGCACGCCCTCGAAGGCCGCGGCGAGACCTGGGACAAGGTGCCGGCCTGGGTGCTGCTCATTACGTGCGGCATCGACCTGCAGGATGACCGCCTCGAGGTGACCCGCGTCGGCTGGGGCGCCGGCGAGGAGGCCGCGGTGCTGGAGCACCGCATCATCTACGGCGACCCGAGCGCGGACGCGCTGTGGGCCGAGCTCGACGCCTACCTGCTCGAGCGCTGGGAGAGCGAGGACGGCCGCCACCTGCCGGTCGCGGCGGCGTGCCTGGACACCGCCGGCCACTACACGCAGGCCGCCTACGCCTTCTGCGTGCCGCGGTTCCGGCGCCGGGTCTACGCGATCAAGGGCCTGGGCCGCGGCGCCGGCGGGCAGAACCGCCCGGTGTGGCCGAAGCGGGCGAGCCGCAACAACAAGGCCAGGGTCAACCTGTTCATCGTCGGCGTCGACGCCGCCAAGGACATGGTGCTGGCGCGGCTCAAGGTGACCGATCCCGGACCGGGCTACGTGCATTTCGCCGCCGGGCTCGATCACGAATACTACGCCCAGCTCGCGGCCGAGCGGGTGGTGACCCGCTATGTGCGCGGCTTCCCGATCCGGGTCTATGAAAAGGACCCGAGCCAGCGCAACGAGGCGCTGGACTGCATGGTCTACGCCTATGCCGCGCTGGTCTCGCTCAACGTCCGCTGGGGCGCGCTGGCGGCGCGGGTCGCAGCGCACGCCCACACGCCGGTTAAGACCGGTCCTGTGCCGGCAATGGCGGGGAAGCCGGCAGGCCGGCGCACCGGCGGCATGAGGATCATCGGTACGGCCCGCGGACTGCGCTGACCCTGCTTCGCGCCATGCGCTTCGCAGGACCGGTCCTGCGAGGGAGGCGACATGGCGGCATTCAGCGACTGGACGCTCGCCGAGCTCAAGGGCTTCCGCAAGGAGCTGGGGAAGGCGATCGCCACCGGATACTTCCGCGTGCGCTACGCCGACCGCGACGTGCAGTACCGCTCGCTCGAGGAGATGCGGCGCACCGCAGCGCTGCTCGACGAGCAGATTGCGGCGCTCGAGGGCACGCGGCGGGTGCGCCGGGTGCGGGTGACCAGCCAGAAGGGTTTCGCGCCATGAGGGTTTCCAGGCCCCGCGCCCGGATCAAGGGAACGAAGATCTACGTTGACGCCTTCACCGGCACCCTCGGCGATTCCTCGCTCGACTACGAGGCTGCGGGCACCGGGCGGCGGGCGCGGAGCTGGCGAGCCAGCTCAGCGGGCCCCAATGCCGCTCTCACCTACGCGCAGCCGAACCTGGTCCGGCGGGCGCGCGATGCGGTGCGCAAGAATGCCCTCGCCGACCGCGCCGCCAACGTCATCGAGATCAACGTCGTCGGCACCGGCATCACGCCGCAGTTCCGCACGCCCGACGCCGGGCTCAACCGCGACCTCGCGGAGCTCTGGCTGGACTGGACCGACGAGGCCGATGCCGACGGCCGCCTCGATTTCTACGGCCTCCAGGCGCTGGCGACCCGCGCTATGTTCGAGGCGGGCGAGGTGTTCACGCGGGTGCGGGTACGCGCACCGGGTGACATGGGCACCGTGCCGCTGCAGGTGCAGCTGCTCGAGTCGGAGTTCTGCCCGATCAACGAGTTCCGCCAGGCCCAGGTGCCGGGCCGGACGGTGCGCAACGGCATCGAGTTCGACCCGATCGGGCGGCGAACCGCCTACCTGATGTACCGCCAGCACCCCTACGACTGGAGCGCGGTGGGCGGCACCGCGGACCTGATCCCGGTGTTCGTGCCGGCGAGCGAGGTACTGCACATCTACGAGCTGCGCCGGCCCGGCGCGGTGCGCGGCGAGCCGTGGCTGACCCGGGCACTGATCAAGCTGCGCGACCTCGACGGCATGGACGACGCTCAACTGATGCGCGCCAAGGTCTCGAATCTCCTGGCCGGCTTCATTACCAACCCCGAACCGGGCGAGACGGGTTTCGAGGGCGGCCCCGCCGACGCGGCGGACGCCGAAGGCAACCTCGACATCGAGTGGCAGCCGGGCACGTTTGCGAAGCTTGGCCCGGGCGATGACATCAAGTTTTCGAATCCGCCGGATGTCGGGCCGAACTATGAAGTATTCATGCGCCAGCAGCTGCGGCTGATCGCGGCGGCGGGGCGGCAGCTCTACGAGCAGCTGAGCGGCGACTACTCGACCATCAACGACCGGACCTGGCGCGCCAACGTCAACGAGTTCCGGCGCGGCATCGAGGCCCTCCAGCACAACATCCTGGTGTTCCAGATGTGCCGCCCGGTGGTGCGCCGCTGGCTCGACCTCGGCGTGCTGTCGGACGCGATCAAGCCACCGGCGGGCATGGACGCGCGCGCGCTGTACCGGGTCGATTGGTTGCCCCAGCGCTGGGCCTACATCCATCCGGTCCAGGATGTGCAGGCCGACCGCGACGAGGTCCGGGCGGGCTTCGCGTCGCGGTCGCAGAAGGTGGCGCAGCGCGGCTACGACCCGGCGGAGATCGACCGCGAGACCGCCGCCGACAACGAACGCGCCGATTCAGTTGGCGTGGCCTACGACAGCGATGGCCGCCGGCCGCGCAGCGGCGGCGCGGTCCAGACCGCCGACGCCGAGGAGCGCGGGCAGGAGCGTGAGACGGAAGATGCGTGACTACCCTTCCCCCGCTTTCGCGAGGGCAAGCCTGGCCGAGCGCGTGCTCAACGCCCCGCTGCTCGCGCATCCCGGCAAGGCCGAGGTGGTTGCCGCGGTGCTGCTGGGCCGCCACGGCGTCGAGGTCAACGTGGCGGCGAGCGCTGATCCCCGCTTTCGCGGGGAGGCGCCCGCCATGGGGCCGCTCCAGGAGCGGCGCCTGGTCGGCTACTTCGAGCGCGAGGGGTGCCTGCCGTTCCTGTTCGACGAGGCCACCGGCATCGCCGTGATCGAGGTGATCGGCTCGCTGGCCCACCGCCAGGCGTCGATCGGCGCCTACTCCGGCGTGATGGGATACGACTGGATCGGCGCGCAGCTCGACGCCGCGCTCGGCGAGGCCAAGGTCAAGGCCGTCATCCTCGACATCCACTCGGCAGGCGGCGAGGTCCACGGCGCGTTCCAGCTCGCCGACCGGGTCGCCGATCCCGGCCGCGGCAAGCCGGTGGTCGCGATCGCCGACGAGATGGCCTTCAGCGCCGCCTACCTGCTTGCCGCCGCGGCCGACGAGATGTGGCTTGCCTCAGACGTGGCGCAGGTCGGCTCGGTCGGCGTGGTGTGGGTGCATTTCAGCTTCGAGACCTGGCTCGAGCGCGAAGGGGTCAAGCCGACCATCGTCCAGGCCGGGGCGCGCAAGGCCGACGGCAACCCTTACCAGGACCTGCCCGACGAGGTCCGCGGCCTGGTCCAGGCCAGTGTCGATGCGGTGCACGACCAGTTCGTGACCCGGGTCGCGGCGTGGCGCGGCATGGACGAGGCCGCGGTGCGTGCCACCGAGGCCGGGATCTACATGGGCCGCGAGGCGCTCACGGTCGGCTTCGCCGACGGTATCGCCGACCCGGCCGACGTATTCGCGGCGCTCGCCGCCGAGGTCAACCCAGCGCCCGCGCTGCGGGCCGTTTGATCCTCCTTCGCCAAGGCTTCGGAGGACTAGTAGAGGAGCACGGCCA